CCGATGCCTCACTCCATCTTTTTTAGTGGCGGTTATGCTATCCATGCTACTCCACATACTGGCAATTTGGGGCGTCCTGCATCTCATGGTTGTGTTCGACTTAGCCCCGGTAATGCAGCAACTCTTTATGGGATCGTGAAGAATGATATGGGGGAAACGACAATTCGGATCGTCAACTGATGAACTTGATCTTATTCTACTTGAACAACTACAGCAAGCTAGAAGAAACAAGAAAACAATCAAGAGGGTGCGAAAACTCTTGAGGATTGATCCTGCCATTGATAAAGGTGAAGAGTATATTGATGGCAGGATCGCTTTCCTTGAGACAATGATACAAAACAAATCTTTACTACATAAGAAACAGAAGAAGAAAAAGAGGAACAAAGACCCAGACATACTTGCGAGGAATCCAGTTTATGAGATGTATAGACAAGCATTATACGCTACCGTTTTTGGTTATAAGATGCTCACGGATTCTGTATCAGGTTATATGTCTTATTTCAAGAAAGGTAAAGAGTAATGGCTGGAGAAAGAGCCGCTATATTTGGACAGTTCATTGAACAATTATCTGAAAGTGAGTTAGCTCCCTTTGAGCGAGAAGAGACTTATAGAATACTTTTAGAGGTTCTAGAAGAGTTTGATGTTAAAGGTATGGAAGGTTATCTCAACATTGATCCAGCCTTTGATGAGGTATGGAACGAAAGATATCCACCGGAGATTGAAGAATACGAGGAATGAATGATAACCGAGATTGTGAATTTTGAGAACGGTAGACTACAAACACCTACCGCTCCCATATACAAATGTTCTATCTTTGGTAGTTACATCAATAACATAAACCTAGACGCATTATCAACTCTAATACTAGAAAAGGAAGCAGAGATAACATCTCTTGATCTTCCTGAGAATATGATTAGTCACGGATTCACAGGCCTAGGACCTAAGGCTCTTACATCTAGATTTAAAGCCTTTAATGCTTTGTCATGGGATCATCCAGAGATACACAAACTAAAGCAAGAGATAAGATACTTTTACAATCTATCGAGCGAATACTTTGGATTTGAAGAAGAAGAAAAGGTGTATGTTCAATGCTGGGCTAATGTGTTGAGAAAAGGTGAGAAGATGAACACTCACCGACATAGCGATAACACAGATGGAAGTTTTCTATCTGGACACTTTACGGTTCAATGTAAAGATACACAAACAGTCTATCAGAATCCATTCAGCGATGTTGTTAACTGGCCTGAGTATTACTCTTTCAATAACTATCCAGGCAAGATCAACATCTTTAACTCCTACATCTATCACTATACCACCGAACACAATGATGATAGTGAGAGAATAACGATGGCATTCGATCTATTCTATAGAGAGCCACCAACTCAAGGTAAGATCATAGAACTCTAATATATACATGTATGACATGGATATATGAAAAAGAACCCCTCACAGAAATCCCCGAAGGCATTATCGGATTCGTCTATCTGATAACCAATCAAGCCAATGGTATGAAATACATCGGTAAGAAAAACTTTTACTTTTCCAAAACCAAGCAAGTCAAAGGTAAGAAGAAAAGAATAAAAGTTGAATCGGACTGGCGTGACTATTGCGGATCAAACAAGTCTCTGGTTGAACATGTCTCACTGTTTGGTGAGAACAAGTTTGTTAGAGAGATCATTCATCTATGTAAGACCAAAGGTGAGATGACATACTATGAAACAAAAGCAATCTTTGCGGACGATGCTGTATTGTCCGAAAGATATTACAATGACTGGGTGATGTGCCGAGTCAGAAAGAACCATATCAAAAAATGAGGTGACACATGCAAGTAATAATGTATTCTAAAGACAACTGTGTATTCTGCGACAAAGCAAGAAACCTAATGAAGACGAAAGCGGTGGAACATATCGAGTATAAACTGGACAAGGATTTTAATCGTGACACACTCCTGGAACAATTCCCACAAGCACGATCTTTTCCGGTAATAACAGTTGACAAAGAGTTCATTGGCGGTTATAATGAACTCTACGATTTACTACTAACTTACTGAGGTATGGAATGATTGACAAGTATGCCCTTAAGGAACAGTTACAGAATGGTGTAGTTACCGTGGTATTCGAGAAGAAAGACGGAACGGAACGCACAATGCGGGCCACTCTTTCCGATCTATATGTTCCGCAGGTATTGTCGGAATATGATGGCCAGGAAGCGAAGCCTGCTAAACAGTTGAATGATAGCGTCCAAGCAGTCTGGGATATCGATTCCGGTGGGTGGCGTTCTTTTAGACTTGACAGTGTGAAGAAACTTATAGTAGAATGAGGAGTGAAATATGCCTACGGAACTACCGGCAGCGACAAAGGAACAAGATATGTCAGATATGCGAAATGTCAGAGTGATTAACGTAGGTGCTTCACAAACACCTATTAACTTTATGGACGGTCTTGCCCTTCTGTTCATCGGTCTAAAGCTAACGGATCATCTACAGGACTGGTCGTGGGTAGAGGTTCTGGCACCCCTATGGGCGCCTTTCATGTTTCACTGGTTTATCAAGCTAGTGGTTCAGACTTTCTTCACCGGCAATGAGGACGAGGAATAATGTCGATGGACAATGGTATTTACGTTTTGTTAACCGAGACAGAAAGTGGCCCGGAATACCGGGTCGCTTATGCTACCGCCATAGATAACATCTACGGCGAGTGGAATGATGAAACCGCTAAATATAATGGTGATCTAAATGCGATAACCTCCACTTTTTCAGAGTCAGAGGTATTCCATACCCTAAACGAGGCCCTTGACAAAGCCGAGGAGATAGAGAATGATATTGGTTATACAGAGGATGGTATTTGTGTAATCAGTGATTTTAAGGATTATAGTCACATCTTCACTTGAGGAGAACATGGCGCAGATTAAGATATACGGAAACCCAAAAAAGATGGAAAGGCGTGAAATCAAAGAGGCTGCTTCATTCTTTTGTGACCATCTTATGGAGCGTCTCAGCAAGAACGTTCTTGTTAAAGTTAAACTTAAAAAGAACTTTTTCAAGAACACCAAATGTTTTGGTATGGCCACGTGGACAGATATCGATGTCAAGAACCACAATCACAGAGAATTTGAGGTAGAGATAGAGGCTGATCTAGGTCCAGTCTATCTATTGAGAACACTAGCACATGAACTGGTTCATGTTAAGCAATATGCTCGTAAGGAACTAGTTGATATGTGTTCAGGTAACTACCAGTTGTGGAACCGAGTAATGTATAACGAGAACATTGTAGGTTATAAAAATCTACCATGGGAGAAAGAAGCTTCAGGTAGAGAGAAAGAGTTATACAGACTTTGGCGAGAGCATCAAGATAAATTATGACAGAGGAGAAGAAAGTGAAAAAGTCGGCTGCGGTTAGACGACCTAAGTTTGCTGATGAAAAGTATCTCGGTGCTGAACCTGAGGTTAATGAAAATTCTACACAGACAGAGTTGGCCAGAGCATACAACTGGTTCAACTATTTCTATACAAGTGATGATGCTAAGGCATTCACCATATCCTACCTAAAGAGTATTAAGTATGACAAACATGTTATCGAAAAGCTATCCTCCGTCAAGTCCATCGACCTACACAATATTGGATGGAACTGCCGATTACTCTCTACAGGATCTAATCTACCCGAAGGATTGTGGGATAAAATTGAAGAAAGAATTATATTCTTATCCTCAGAGGTGTTGGATGTTTCGGAGACAACGGAAGATCAACCGCAAACCAAAGTCATCTCGATCCAAGATCGTATAAACAATAAGGCATCAGACCTTATTGGTGAACTTGAAGAAGAAACAGATGTGTTCTTTCAAGAAGGAGTGATACAGTTTGACATTAAGAAGTGGTCCGTTGAGAAGGGAATTAAACCGCAAATTGCGAAGAGGATTGCAGAACACTTCCGTCCTCAATACGAAGAAATCTGTGAAGCCCAAGAAGGCAAAGACGCCGACCTTGTGGAAGCGTATAAAGGATGGCGCAAGCCAGTTCTTAAAATCATGGGTCTCTTTCTAAAGAAGATCATTGATCACATGGTTGAGGTCGATGCTGCAGGACAGGCTATTCGTAAGCCACGTGCAAAGAAGATCAAACCTGCGAGTGCTCTGGTTGCCAAACTCCAATTTCTACCAGAGTTTAAAGAACTAAACATTACCAGTGTCGATCCGAAAGGTATTATCAATGCTACGCAACTTTGGGTTTATAATCCTAAAACTCGCAATCTTTCTGTGTATCATGCCGTGGGTCGTTCTGGCCTTTCGGTCAGAGGGACTACGATTACAGGATATGATACGGATGCTTCGCTTACAAAGAAAGTCCGTAAGCCAGAACAAGTCATACCTCAAGTCTTGAATGCTGGCAAGGTTGATCTACGTTCTATTATGAAGAACCTAACCACAAACGATACACAGGCTAATGGACGTATTAACAAAGATACAATTCTGTTGAGAGTGATCAAATGAAAACTCTATACGCTATGTTAGTGTTTTCATCTATTGTAGTTGCTGCATGGTATGCGCTTGCTGGTTATATGATCTATCAGATAGGTAAAGACATGAATGCTTGGCATACATGTAAAATCTACATAGACAGATGGTTAAAATGGAGATACGGATTTGGTAACTGATCTAATATGGGCAGCAATACATCTCGCACAACTTCTTGGTGTCTTTGTGTTAATGATAATGCTATACGGTATAATCTATAAGGAATAACAATGACCGAAAAAGTAATCGAGTTCCCAAAGCACAAAGTTGTTCGAGACTTACCTGGCAATGTTATGGAAGAACGCCAGCGCCGTGCTGATCAAAAGATGGCAGACAGTATTGTGGAAGAACTTACTTCCATCATCATAACAGAGTTAGACAACTACAATGTGAATATCGAGGACGAGTCCTTTACAAAGGATCTGGTGCTTACAGTTGATGCGCTACGTGCTACAGTATATCGTCAGTTTGGGTTTGAGCATCATCTCCATCCTTACATTGAAAAGAATATCAAGATCATTTCCAAGAAAGATGCGGAAGCAATGGAAGACATGACTGAGGAACAGATACAGAATATGATAACGGAAATGATGAAAACGAAAGACCTTGACAACGATAGTGAATGATGATACCATAATGGTATCGAAAAGGAATAGAAAATGTCTTATATGTTGATTGACCTTAATCAGGTTCTAATCTCTAATCTAATGCAACACCTCAAGCATGTGACCAAGGCAGGTGAAATCAGTGAAGACCTTGTTCGTCATATGTCCATCAATACAATCCGATCCAATGTAAAGCAGTTCAAGAACAAGTATCCTAATGTTATCCTTTGTTGTGATAACAAGAAATACTGGCGTCGGGATTTCTTTCCCTTCTACAAGTCACAGCGCAAGCATGACCGTGAAGCTAGTGGATATGATTGGGGTCTAATCTTTGACACTCTCAACAAAATACGAGATGACCTTAAGCAGTATTTCCCTTACAAGGTGCTTGACGTTGATGGTGCTGAGGCTGATGACGTTATTGCGGTACTAACTGCTCGTTTGTCTGCACATGGTCCTGTGCTTATTCTATCGTCAGACAAAGACTTTGGTCAGTTGCAAAAGTATCCTAACGTCACACAGTATAGTCCTATACTAAAGCGTTTCATCAAGATTGATAATCCTGCTTTGTTCATCAAAGAGCATATCATCAAAGGTGATCGTGGTGATGGTGTTCCTAACTTTCTATCAGCGGACAATACCTTTGCTGCTGGTGAACGTCAGAAGGTGATAAATAGTAAACGGTTACAGGAGTGGCTATCACAGGATGCGGAGACTTTCTGCACTAACGATACTATGCTTCGTGGCTTTAAGCGCAATCAAACTTTGGTTGATTTTGATTATATTCCTTCTGAGGTTCAAAAGAAGATTGTAACAGCCTTTGATGAAACAAAGCCTGCTACAAAACAAAAGATGCTAGACTACTTTATCCAGAAGAACCTAAAGGTAATGATTGAGTCGATCTCCGACTTTTGAGGAACACAATGAGTAGTAAGAAAAACATATACGAAGTCTTTAATGAGTTCAAGATGGCACCCTCCCGTGATACACGTATCAGCGTATTACAGAGCAACGATAGTTGGGCATTGAGAAATGTTCTTATGGGTGCTATGCATCCTGATATCAAGTTTGCTATCAAGAAAGCACCTGACTATAGAAAAGAAGCGGTGCCTGCAGGATTGTCATATAATCATATGACAGATGCTTTGAGCAAAGTCTATTTGTTCATGGAAAACAATCCACGAACACCTCCAGCACTAACAGACAAGCGAAGAATGGAATTGCTTCTTCAGTTGCTGGAGTCTATTGAACCTCCAGAGGCTGAAATCTATATTGGTATGTTGTTAAAGGATCTTAAAGTTCCCTATCTAACACCAAAGCTAGTAAACGAAGCCTTCAAAGGACTATTGCCAGAATAAGGTGATGATGATGAAACATCGTAAAGTATCAACTCAGAAAATCGATCCAATGTATGCCGATCTCTATGAAGAGGAAAAGAGATATGGTGGAAAGCGTATGGAGCGCATCTCTTCCGAGATGCATAACAAGCGCCCTCTAAAGAACCTTAAGAAGGCTTGGATGGAGCATACGGAAGATTTTGACGAAGTGGACGATTTTTACGAACATTGATCTAAGTCAATAAATGGGTGCGATGTTATGTCGCACCTGTTGCCATACGATTTCTCTTGCCATCGTCTTTGTTATCTGATATTGTGCTATTATAAACAGTAGGAGATAATAGATGAGATATCGTGTTGACATTGACTTTGATGCTAACTGCCCTGTTGCCAGTGTCCTTGCATTCTTTGAGAAGCATCAAGCAACAATTGTAAACAGTGAAGCCTTCGGTCCTGCCGGGGGTAACCCTAACTTTCTCCTAGAATTTGACAATTATCAAAGTGCCGTAAACCTTCTTACCGAGTTTTATGACGATGACTGTCAACATTACATTGACAACATAATCTTGATCTAAGTCAAAGAAAGGGTGTGACAATCTGTCGCACCCAAACCACCAAAAAAGTCCTTGACTATTCCTCTAGACCTGGTATAATGAAGGCATGATCAAGACAAAAAGAAAACCCCGCTCTGACCGTAAACATCTGATTTACTCTTTGACTGTAAACAACAAAGAGTATATCGGAGTGACCTTTGTTGACAATGGGCGTGTAATGGCCTCTCTGACCCGTCGCTGGAATAAGCATGTCAACCGTGCCTTGAATGAAGACAAAAGTTGGAAGCTGTGTGCTGCTATCCGTAAACACGGTGCGGACTCGTTTACAGTTAGTGTCCTCGAGGTTGTCCGTGGCAAGTCTGCCGCTCATATACGTGAGAGAGAGTTGATTAAATTGAGGAAACCCAAACTCAACACCGACGTGCGCTAGGGTGCGTCAACTTGTCACGGTTGTTGCCAAACGATTTTCCTTGACTCTTCCTACAAACCTGGTATAATACTCCTATAAACGATGGAGAAAAGACA